AGTGTAGTTTCCACTTGCGAAAGGAGCATTCGCAATATTTTTACCATTGTTAGCCCACTGACCAGGATAAGTAGTTATTGCTTTAGCAATATCTGCGAAATCAGTTACAGTTGTTACCCTCGTCTTCAAACTACCATCAATTGGCTTATCAACTATCATATTAGCTGTAAAATGATTATCTTCACCACGAACAGCAATATCTTTATTAGCTATGGTCTTAGTAACTTCATCGATCATTGCTTGAATCTCAGTTTTTGTATCTTCTAACTGCTTATTAATGTCCTCTTTAGTTTCATTCATCTCACCCTTAAGTTCATCAATATCCTTTTTAATTTCATCAATATTCATGCTCTCATAAAGCTCTCTTAGCTTTTCAAGCATTTTTTCATATTCTGAAAGGTAATTTTTTGACTCGTCCTCGGTTAAATCAGCAGAGGCTAACACAAATACGCCAAAATTATTTGTCGTCTCTCGTTCACTACCCTTAGTCAAAGAAAAATAGGCTGATTTAAAATCACCAACATCATTTAGAGCTTCTGCCGGCATTGAATAGGTAAATCGACCATTTACTGCATCATTTACGACAATACCGCTATCGTCAATGATTTTAGCACCCTTATTTGTAATACCCTCAAACGAAATTGCAAAACCAGTTAAATCAAATACTGCACCATTTCTAGTAATTGAAACATCAGCAGTATAGGCTGTTTGGTCGGCACGTCGTTGTCTTAAAATCGGCGTAATTGTTGGTGTCTTAGAAATATCTAAATTAATCAATATCTTTGTCACTTGCTTTTACCTCCTTATATATTTTTTCTGCCTCTTTATAAGTTAAACCTGAATCAACCAAACGCTCTCCTTCATAGCCTCGTCGCTTGCCTTTGAGTTCCCAAGTAAAGGGGGCATTTGGCTCATCAGATTTAACAATAAAGCTATTTTTGCCGCGTTCCGAAACCCAGACATGACTTTTTGAATAAGACGACAAAAAGACCTGATAAGCGTAATCAGTATTGATTGTATCGCCAAACAAGTCTTCAATCTTTATTTCAATTGTCCCGTCTCCATCAGTGATAGCTTCGCCAATATCGCCTAAATATGATTCAGCCGTTTCATAGGCTGGGGTTGCTCTGAATCCATTCCGAGTAGGATGCACCGCATTTTTGCTGCCGTTATAAACATTGAAATTCCCTAAAATGTCAACGTGGTCGCCATAAACATTTAGTTGATTACCACTCCCATTATTGCCGCTTAATATTACTTGATTATGAGCAGAAATCCATAATGTATTGTCACGAGATGCGATACCGCCAGAAAGTTTGCCAGGTAGTTCAAAGTGCGGGTCATTAACGTTCGAATCTGCTGGTACTTTAATCAGTGGAAGAGACGTACCTGTATTAGGATCATTAGTATTAATTGATAATATCTCTCCAGGGTACTGTAAAATAGCTGAACCATTTGCAACTCCAGAGTTTGCATCAGTAGTTGGAACAATCGCAGCTACCTCTCTGCCATCAAAGTTTTTGAATGTAAGTCTACCTTTATCTAAAGTGATAGATGCTTGGTCATTTTCATACTTACTTATAATCGTGCTACCTGAGATATTCACACCTGTAATCTGAATTGCTCTTAAGACACCAGCTGTTATGGCAGTTGCATTAATACCTTTACCGGTCATTGCATTGTCAAAAGTCTTACCACCATTTGTAGATACTCCAATCCCAGCGGAATTAAAAATGACAACATTATTAGCATCATTTTTATCAATTGCTAATATACCATTTGATGTAAACTTCAATTCCGTCTGAGTATCTTTAAGTGCTTCGGTTGCAATCTGAGTAGCATCTTCTAGCCATGAATTAGGAATTGAATCATTACCATTGATAATGTTGTTCATTGTATTAGAGGTACTAGCATCACTCTTAATTTTTTCATCTACTGAACTAATTGAGTTAAGAGTCACTTTAGTTTCTTGCTTATTTCCTTGAACGTCGTATTGAGTTTCAGTGCTAATAATCCTAACTTTTTGAGAAAAGCCAAGTTGCTCATCTATCCCGAGAATATAATCGCCAGGAGTTGGTAATGAATAAGCATATCCAGCCTTTTGTAAATCTTCTAAAGTCATACCAACCGAGATACTATATGACCCTTCAACCAATTCTTTTAACTTAGATTGCAAATTTTCAACAACTGTATACCGTTCATCGCTAACTGGGTCAGCCTCTAATTTGCCATATATATCAGCCAAGGGGCTTATATATTCTGCAGTTACACGACCCGCATCGTGATTATTTTCATCTAAATAAGCCCCAAATCCCTTTGCATAAGTTACGAATTTACTTATATTGCGTTCGAGAGTTAGTTCTTGCAGGTTAAACCCTTTTCTGACAATTGTAGATAAATCGCTACCAACTTTATTAATAATAGTAACCGTGTGTCCTGAAAGAGAAAACTCTAAACCAGTTGAATCAATAAAATCATTAAATAAAGCCATTCGATTTTTTAAACCAAAACTTTGCTTTTCAAATGCTTCAACTGTTGACCGAAGTTGATAAGAATAACCACTACCATTAAAAATAAAGCTTAAATACTCATCCGCTGTATGTGAGCCATCATTTAATTGAGAATAAACAGCTGTCTTCCCCATCTTATAAAAGAACTCATGCACAGCATCAAACTCAACTTTGATATTTTGCCCTAAATCGCTAGGCTTTGTATAAGTGATAACGTATTTTTCTTTGTTAAATTCCAAATACCAGCCTCGGTCGATTTTATTCAGAACCTTGTCATTCGTGTAAATTGTACCCGTAAGTGATTTTTCACCATTCACAGTGGCCTTGTATGTTATTTCCGCTAAAGCAAGTTGTTGTTCGCCCTGCTCATTTGTAAACTTATTCATACCCATCTCCTAGACATAAAAAGCAATCTTATTCTTGAGTTCAATATCACCGATGAAATTAGTTTCTATAATATTTTCTTGCTGAGCTTTAAACATAAAATATTGGATATTCGTATGATCGTTAATGTTTAAGCCATTAAGCAAAAATGAGGTTCCTCGCAATTCAAAAATGTCACCTGCTTTAATTGAAACGTCACCATCATAAGTAAAAGTTTCTGTGCCAACCGTAAAATCAAACGCCTTACCCTGAGCTTGTTTAGATGTTAAAACGAAATAAAAAGGCCACTCTAATTGCGAAACATCAGCAGTTCCGTTATATGGAATGGACCCCTCATCTGTTAGTATTTCGTTCTCTATTTGTCCCATACCGAACGGAATATCAACAGTTTTAAACTCAAATGAAACATTTGTAAGTAATCCAGCACCAGTTTTACCTTGGAAATCATAATCTATATTGTCAGATAACAATACTTTAAAGCGATAGTGATATGGCATCGGGTCGTCTTGATTATTTAAAGTTGAACCGGTGTTTTGACCTGGCCGCTCATATTCGTACTGTCCGCCGCTTCTGAACATCTGACTTATATAGAACGGTTCAGTTCTTGCAAAAAGAAAATTCAGTTTATCTTGCATCTCTTGGTCCATACGTTCATTTTCAGCATAATAGCTCCCAGAAACAGTTATTTTTTTCTCACTATAAGTTGCTCCTGAAAACAGCTTACCGTTTTTAAAATTAATTGTGTTGCTTGAAATATCTATAGAAGGCGCGCCAATCTTTACATCCTTTACAAATACACCTGTATTTGAAAGCACATATGTCTGATTATTAGTTTCAACCAATAGATCCATATATTTAGCTCCTTCCACTATTAACGATATTTAATCGAGCTTCATCGCGGCTATCTTGAGACTTAATTGCATAGCGTACACTGTTGCCATCCCAATTTTGTTCAATTGTTAAATTGATCATTGAATTAGGGGCATTCTGTACATCTGGATCAACTTCGTTAGCCAAATTAAATCCATTTACTCCACCAATCGAGGCATCTGCTGTAATGTTTCCGTTTGCTCTTACATCACTAACCGATTGTTGTGCTGCTTCAATAAGCCCTGATGAACTCTTGGCAATCATTCCAGCTGTGCCATCCATACCAACTGCCATACCGGCTCCGATATAGTACCCAACTTCATCACGCATCAAACGTGAAGGTGAATGAATCTTAGCCTTTGCTTGTGCAGCCTTTTCAGCTTGTGCCACAAGTGCATTTGCAGCTGAAGTTACTTCACCCAAAGCTGAACGCATGCCAACTGCCAAACCTTGGCCAATCATATTTCCGATATTTCGCATGGCACTAACACCGTTATTACCGGAATCTTTAATTGCATTCATCATTGCATTCATCGCTGATTTTGCTTGGCCGGTACTGTTATTTAAGCCAGATGACACACCATTCGAAACTGCAGTACCTAAATTATTACCATTAGCTCTAGCTTGCCCAACTGCGTTACCAAACGTAGAAAGAAATGAAGACACTGTTGATTTAGCGCTTGCAACCATTCCATCTAGTCCAGTTTTGACCACATTAATACTTGTCACCATAGCAGTTAAGCTAGCAGCCGTACTTGAAGCGCTGCTACTTATTGATGACAAACTACCCTTTATTCCAGCAAGTCCTGCCATCAAAATAATGATTCCTGCTGACGTAAGTCCTAAAGCAATCACAAATGCTCCAAGAGCAACCGCTGATGCCGCTATAGCAATCGTCACAGCGGCGCTTGCCACAACTAATGCAGCCAAACTAGCTGTTGTTGCAATTGCTAGTGCAGTGACTGCGGTTAGACCTGAAACTAGTAGTAACATCGAAGCACCTGCTGCGCTTGCTCCAGCGGCTACTAATGGCAATGCAGCACTTAACAATGTAATTCCGGCTGCCGCAATCATTATTGACGTACCAGCTAAAAGTAATGCAGCTGAAAATACACCAGTTGCAACTCCCAAAGCTAACATACCGACCGCACCAGCTGTTAATCCAATAGTTGCAGCTAATAGGCCTACTGTTAAAGCAGCTAGTCCTACACCGGCTGCCAACGAGCCTGCAGCGAATACACCTAGTGCACCACCTAATGCTAATATACCAGCGGCTGCAGTTATTCCATACTGCGAAATGACAGGTAATTGCGTAGCTAACAACGAAATTCCAGCGCTTGCCAACGCTATCCCTGCACCAACCATTAGCACAGCTGCACCTACTGCGGCTGCAGCGATACCAAATGCTACCATACCAATAGCACCAGCCGTTAAAGCTGGACCAGCAATTGCAAATACCCCAACTAACAAAGTGATCGCTCCAGTAACTGCCATCAACGTAGCTACACCCATTGGGCCCTGCTTAGCTAGTTGCGTAATCGATAACACCAATAGTGCCATTCCAGCAGTTGCCAGGCCTATACCAGCACCAATTTCTAGAACTGCAAGTCCCATCATCATCATATCTTTAGCAGATGTTTTAGCCGCTGCTCCAACAGCCTTTTCTCCAGCAGCTGCGGGTGCTGATGAAGCTGCAACGGCTGCATTGCTACCCGCCAAACTAAATGCTTTTGTCACCAAAGAAACAACACTTTTACCAATGCTGGCAAATAAACCGCCAACTCCTTTAAGGACACCAACGATTTTACCGGCACTCGTAAGAAATCCACCTACAGCCATAGTTGCAGGACCGATAACCGGAGATAACCCGATAAATCCGCGTGTTAGTTCAGCAAATGGACTTTTAGATTTGGCAGCCCAGCTCAAAGTGTCATTAGTCATATCTAGGATTGCACCAGATATACCGCCTTTCGATGCCAAAGCTTTCTTAGTCAAAGAGTCCCAGTTTCCACCGACTTGCTCAATTTTAGCGCCCATATTCTTTTGCATCTCGGATGCTTGGTCACTAAGGACTTTATTTGCAGCATCAGATGATGAAGATGCATCATTAATGGCCTTTGACATACCTTCCCAGCTAGTTGTTGTACTACCTGTAGTATCACTAACGGATTGCATAAGATCATTCATGACCTTATATCCCGCTTGCCCGAACATAACTGATAATGCATTCTGTTTTTGTTCATCTGACAAACCAGACATGCTGCTTGAAAGCTCACCTGCAACTTGATTAATAGGCTTCATCTTTCCTTGTGCATCGTAGTAACTAACACCAAGTTTATCCATCATTGCTTGTGCAGATGCAGAAGGTTTAATCATCTTAGTAATAGCAAAATTAAGATTTTGTGCAGCTTGGGCAGCTGGTATCCCCTTATTAGTAAGCAATCCAACAGCAGTTGAGACATCTTGCATACTATATCCAACAGAAGTAGCTGATGATCCTACGTCAGCTAAGACTTGTTGCATCTCTTCAACTGATGCATTAGAAACATTTGCCGTCGTTGTCAAAACTGCTGCAGCTTGGGCTGATGATCCAATACTATCTCCCCATAAGTTCATAGCCTGCTGCACAACAGAAGCCGTCTGTTGCAAATCGGATCCTGCTGCTGTTGCAGCTTGAGCTATTGCTGGAAATTCTTCCTTGATTGTAGCAATAGAAGCGCCATCTCGCGCCATGCTAACCATTGCTTCGGCAGCTTCATTAGCATTCAAAGGCAAAGTTGCCCCCATCTCTGTTGCAACATCTGAAAGTCCTTGAATATCTTTAGAAGTTCCGCCAGCAATGACGGCCGCACTGTTCAATGACTGTTCGAAAGTTCCAAAACTCTTTAAAGCTGTCACTCCCATTGCAGTTGTTGCAGCACCAGCAACGACCATTCCCTTACCAATATTTGATGCTAAGCTTGAAACATTTCCAAATGCGGAACTAGAAGCACTAGATACCCTGTTCATACCAGCCTCATACCCACTGGTATCAGCACCAATTAATGCTGTAACTTCTCCACCATTTGCAACCATATATTTTCCTCCTTTCCTCAATCATTAGAAAAAGCTTTTTGAACATTCTTCATGAGTTGAAGTCGCCTGTTTTGATTAGGTTTCTTTTGCTCATTAAACATTTCTGAAACTTTTGACTCTAGCTTTTTTCTATTAAATATCTTATTGAACTTAGGCTTCTTAGCATTCATAACGTATCGTTCATTGAACAATTGAGACACCTCTTGCTCCTCGGAATCTATTTGTTGCATTCTAATTCCTTTTATGAGACTTTCTAACTCCCATTTGTATAGCCCCAATAAATAATCAATGTCCGTAAAACCAAACCGAGCGCCTAGTTCAATTAGATGTTTTCTTTCATCAATTTCAAGGCTGCTTCGACTGACTTGGCCTGATCCTCCATCTTTTCGTTCGCTTTCAACATCGGAAGATTCTCTTCGAAAGCCTCGATTTGATTGTTGATTGCCTTCTTGAAAAAACCGCTTTGTACCATTTCGTCTTTCAACATTGTGACGACTTCGTCTAATTTGTCACCGCCCTCTGTCAATTCCTCAATTGCTTCAATGTAATCATCTTCCTTATATTCAGATGGAATAATAACTTGAATCACTTTCATCAACGCTCCAGGATCACCCGTTAGCAATGATAAGAAGATGTTAGCCGCCCCGTTTTCGAGAGAGCCCCCATTATCAGCATGATTGGAAAATTTTTGATTTGCTTTATACAAAGCGCCAAATCCAAACTTTGCATCAATATTCTTGCCCTTAATTGTTACGTTAATCATTGTCATTTACCTCTTTATAATATTATTTTGGCGACCATTTTTAGGCCATAATAAAAAGCCGTATCTCTACGGCCTTAAAATTTATTCAGCTTCAACTATTGCAGTCGTTCCTGTAGTATTTACTGACTTTACTGTAGGTGAACTAGTTTCAGACTCATTTTCTTCAACTGACCCAAAATCGCCAGTCTTTTCTCCTGGCCGTTCAAAGTCATACAACTCCTTAAGCACGGCTAGTTGTTCGTTCGTCAGTGGGAAAGTTCCATCCTTAAACTTATCTAGAATATTTAAAGTGTAGCTTACTGATACCATATCATTGGAATCGTCGATCTCTAATTCATCGACGACACCATATCCGAATACAGCTGGAAAGACTTGATGCTCAATTCCATCATCATCCTTCTCAATCTTTGCCATTCGCTCATCTATATACACGCCCCAAGTTTTAACTTGATGACCATTGTGTTTAGAATCATTAATAACATCGACAGTTCGATCACCTGGTACATAATAGTTTTCCAAATCAACTGAATCTTCGTTCGTTGATGGCATAACAATTCGTCCGGACTTAGTTTGTTCATCAATCGTGTCTCCACCAATAGTCATATCACCACCAGTTTGACCTGCAGGCATGATAGCCTTGCTTCCGATTGGATCTAGCGTTGACTGAATGAACCACAAAACGTGTTTCCCAAGCAAAGGATTCCCCTTGATTTGTTCAACGCCATTATCTACATATTTTGACATATAAATTCCTCCTAAATTAAAGCCGAGAGTGTTATCACAACGTGATAAACTTCTCGGCCTACTGAATCATCTTTCATTACCTCACTAGCAACATTAACAATGCGATTGCTAGCTTTATATAAAACACCTGTCACTCTATTGCGCTCGTCTTCGACCTTGATACGACTTTCGCCTGGATAAAACAGGTGAGCTTGCAATGCTAAATTTGTTACTGCTTTACCTGCCTTTGGGCTTAAACTATCATCAGTATTTCCTTCGCCTAGAACAATAAAAGGTTCGAATGTTTGTTCATCCTGCCAAGTAAAAAACACTGGAATACTTGTTTCAGATTCCAGTGTTTTCTTTAAACTTCGCAATAATTCAACTAATGGTGATGTCATAGCAAACCTCTCTTAAGTAAATTACTAAGTTTCTGATGTAAGAAATCTTCTTGCGAACTCACTGCAGGTTGCATAAATGGCTGAGGTGGCATACGCCTTGTACCTTTTTCAAGATAAATTGAGTAATTAGCACTTGAGATTATCTTTGCGCTTAATAAGCCATTGTTTTCAGCTTTTATATGTTGCTTTAAATAGCCTGTATCAACCGGCGCCAATTCTACGGCTTTTTTCTCTACCTGTTGAGCAGTATTGTTAATTATATCTGTGGCTTCATCTTTAATTTTTTGAGGTTGCTTATCATATTTAGTGATTAAATTATCCACACCTTTAAAGGTAACTTTCATACCACTTTTACTCAAAATTAAACCTCCGTAACAATAACAACAGTGTTTTTACGAGCTCTAAAAACCGCTTGTGGCTTACGCTTAATACCATCAATAATCACTGAGTCGATACCATACACATTGCCTTTAAAATGAATTGCTGACGCCGTTGAGTTTGCCTTACCAAATATTTGCATGCTCATAGCAATTGAAACGCCAGTGATTCTTACAGCCAGCCAATCAGAAATTGACTCCTCATAATCATTTTCAGAGTCCTCAACATCGTATGTTCGAGTAACAATTTTTGCTCGCTGATTATACCTCATCAGATAAACCTCGCAATCCCACGTCCACCATTCTTTTTACGATACTTATCCAAATAGATAGCATAATCAGAAATATCATCATCTCGCCAGGTAATGCTTACATCACTCTCACTAGAAGTTTTCTTTCCTTCATCTCCAATCCGATTAAAACGCCGAACTGTTAAATCTCGTAAAATCCACCCTAAGTCACTCGGAAATGATAAATTGTAGACCCCATCTTGATTAATATAACTAACAAGACGCTCCTTGCTGTCATCAATCAAAAACATTAGTAAGGTATCTTGCACAGCATCACTAATCCCTAAAAGCAACTTTACTTTTGCTAAATCATCCATTCAATACCTCCTTATGCGGTAGGCGTTGCAGTAGTTTCATCTGATTTAGCACTCTCACCAGCTCCGTTAATAGCAGTAGCTGCGAACGTGTACTTTGTACCATTAGTTAAGCTATCAATCTTACCAGTTTTTGATGTAACGTCACGAGCTGTCCCATCAACATAGACTTTATAGCCGGTAATTGTTGAGCCATTATTTGTTCCGTCAGTAATAGTGTAATTTACTGCTCCGTCTGCGGCTGTAACAGTGATTGTCGGCTTTGTTGGTACTACATCACTTGTAGTAAACTCAGGAATTGCAGTCTTTTCTGTCTTACCGGTATAAGCAACTGAATAGTCTGAATACTTAGTATTCGGTGTGAGTGATGCAATCTTAATTGGTGAATCGACAGCTGATTGAGCAACTGTATCACCTTTATATAAATCAAACTTAGGCATTAATTTTCCTCCATTTCGATTGTTGCAGTAGTCCCTGTAGTTGAAACTGATTTAATTTTTGGATTAGTTACTACTCGCTGAACCCTTAATCGATACAGATACCCCATCTTTTTGTTGCTCCAACACAAACAAATCATGGTACAAACGGTTTTGGTACAAGTAACCGTCACCTTCTGTATGTGTTCCAGGTGCAAACAAGAAGATTGCATTCTCCTTGACAATAGGAATAACAGACTGCTTAGCGACCAAAATAAAGTTAATATCCTTAGCATCTGTCGTTGGTGCATAACCATCATCAAAGTTATACGCTGTCTTGAACCGTGAATCATCCCAAACTTCAACCAATTGAACTCCATCAAGAGAAGTAATTCGTGATTCTAGTGCTGTTTGTCCAACGTTTTGATTAGTGATCGAACGAGTGAACTCTTTGGAACGCTCAAGCATATCCATTACTTCACTTGATACAAATCCAATGATATTTTGAGCGCCATACTTACGAACCGGCAAGATTGCAGCTTTCAACCGTGTATAGACATCATCAACTGTCAATGTTTCAGTTTTAGTATTGCCAGCTTCATTAGCTAGCTTACTGAAACGATATGCATCGATTTCGGGTTGAACTTTTTCCTCAATGAACACCTTTGAAATGTTTCCAACAGCCAAATCTTGGTTTGTCTCATCAACGTCTTGGGTATCAACGTAAAACTCAATATCACGGTCTTGGCCCATTGTGTAAACCTTTTTATCGTTCTTAGCTGAACCCTCATTAAATCCCTTATTACGTGAGTGAGGCTTCAGTCCTGACGTTGACAAAGTCGTCATAGTGAAAGACTTTCCGCCATTCACAAGGTCAACTTTTGGCACTCCTAAAATTGAAGTCACCAAACCTTGATTAATCTTCTGATCAAATAGTCCATTGTCTTTTTTAATGTAGTTAATTGTATCTGCCATGTTTTATTTCTCCTTTGTTAGTCCAAGTGCCGAAGCCAAGTCGCCCTTTTCTCCAGCTGCCGATCCTTTGCGAATGCTATCGCCCTTCATTTTTTCAGTAACAGTTACTTCAACAGCCTTATCAAAAGCAGTCTTTAGGGCTGTAATATTTCCCTTTGTAACATCAACATCATCAGATAGCACCATATCCACAAACTCAGTTGATAGCCCTTGCTCTTCCAATTGAGCAGAGGCTTCAATCCGATACTCACGCATATTTAGCTCTTGCTCACGCTTAGCCAGCTCATCATTGCGTTGTTGAGCTTCAGCAGCTTCTCGCTCTTCTTGTGAGAGCTTAGCTAATTGTTCAGCCTTTGTTTGGGCTGCCTTAACTTGCTCGGCTGTTTGGGCTGCCCATTCTTCCTTGGCCTTGTTAAGATTCGCCTCAGCGCTTAATTGCCATTCTGCATGAGCATCTGCAATTTTCTGATCCAACTCTTCTTGTGTTAATGTGACTGTTTCATCTTGACCTGATCCAGGTTCTTGTTCGGTTGCCATAATATCCTCCAATTGATTGTTATTTCGCTTCTTTAGAGTCTAGCGAGAAAGACATAATAAAAACGCCTAACCAAATAGTTAGACGTTAGGTTTTTTATTCCATTTTGGTAAATCATCAACTGTATCGTCATCAAGATACTTGTTGTATTTAGTTAGTTCACTATCTGCCGGAACAATACGACTACGACAATTAGGATGCATAGCTGGCGCATTTGTACCAGGTTGAAAGTTGCTTAACTTATACTCATTACCGTTCAATTCCTTACAAATACTCGATGTACGATTATCAATCGTTGCCTCAAACTCATAGCGTTCAACGCCCATATCTCTATATCGTTTAGCAATGCTTGAATTAGCAACATAGGTTGATTCAGTCCGAACTAATCTCTCAGTGATATACTTATCAGACTTTATTACATCTCTTAATCTTCTAGCTGTTACACGAGGATTTGTACCATTGATAGCTGCTCTAGTTAATTCATCTACTAAAGCATTAACCATTGCATCAGCACTGCGCCACAATCTAGTGGAGTAATTTGCTCCACTCCACTCCATACTTAGAATTGTTTCAATCTCATCAGTACTGATGTTTCCAATTGCTTGGCCAGCCAACAGTGCATCATATACATATTTGCTTTCGTGTTTCAAATACTCTGTTAAGTCACTATCTTGTTTATCAGTTGCTTGAATCATTTCAAACTGTATTTCAAGCCTAAGAAGTTCTAATCGATTCATTTGCGAAGAAACATATTGTGCATTTAGCCGTCTCAAAGCCTCTGAATCTTTTTCTAACGACTTACGATATTCATTTGCTCGTTCTACATAATCATTTAATTCTGTATTTCTCACACGCTTAATAGCTTCGTCATAACTAAGCTTGTGTTCTTTAGCGTACATATCATAAAAAATAAAAAGTTTATTGTTAATTTCATCCAATGCACTTTGATAATACGTAAGTAACTTAGGAACTAACTCAGCTTCTTGTGTATCAAGAACGTTAAATATATTATCCACTCGTTTAGTCCAATAATTATTTGCCATAAGTTACTCCTCATCAGTTGAACTTTGCTTCGTGGCCTCCTGATTAAGATTACTATTCTTATAAACAGCATCTGCGGCTACAATCATACTATCTTCTTTTTGTTCCTTAAGGCGCTGCATTTCATCATCAGCATCTACACCAGTAAAGGAAGAAAGTAATGCGAATAACGTTTCATCACTGATAACACCAAACAGTTGCTTCAACTGGCTAATTCGTTCTTCATCATTCTGTGGAATATTTGGCGTGAACTTGATTGTTGTTTCATTCAACTTGTCATATAGGCTATCAATTTTGGTTGCGGTCGAAACGCTGTTCTTAATACCCCAGCTATTACCAAGCAAGCGTAAACGTCGCATAAACCCTTTAATCAACAAACGTTGCTTAGTCTTTGCTAAGTTGTCGTTACCCATTAACTTATACTTCATTGCTTCACCAGATTGTGTACCAGCGAAGTTCTCGTCATTAGTATCAGGAGTAAATGTGAACCTAAGAATATCAGCAACTAATCGCTTCTTGTATGCCTCAGCACCAGCAGAATCATACTCTTTCTTCAAGTAGAATGCATTTGGATTTGGCCCATTAGGATCATTATTATTATCCAAGATTAGCATTCTAGCCTTTAGCATTTGTTCTAACACGTCACCCTCTGAATTATCAGCGAGTATTGGGTCGCCATTATCATCAAGAACGATATTGCCATCACTATCTGTCTGATATTCACTTTTATTTGTTCCCGTTATAGGATTACCAATAATTGTTAAATATGCATCATTCATATCTTGCTGGAAATTAGCCAACTCCGATTGAGATAAATCATAGGCATCAATAATATCAAGCACAGCCTCATAATCGCCCATTCGCTCCTCATTGTTTGAATACTCATTAATTGGAACAGCTCCCAAAAATAGAGGTTCTTCTCGTACGAACGACATACTTGTAATTGATTCATCACCTTCAAAATAAAAAACGTTATCAGGCGTGTATATTTCAACAAAGCCTTTAACGTTAGTTTGACTGTACGCCACTTGGTAAAATCTAACTCCAAATAATGAATTGCTTTCAATCGTACCGTCATAAACCACAAATGTTTGTTCGGGCTGCAATTTAGCTAGATGTTCTTTGCCATCGGGACCAATGTATATAAGCTCATAAGCTCTACCATAAATACTTAAATCAGTTTCAATCAGACCGTTATGATAGTCCTCATTATTTTGTGAACCAAAGGTTTCAATCTTCTCAATAAGAGCATCATCTTCATTTTGATACTGCACTGGGTTACCAAGAATAAATCCTTGCATAAAGGTGGCTACATACTTACCCCAATCGCTTGATATTCGATTATCCGCCCTATTCTTATCCCGATCACTCTTGCGATATTTAATATTATTATCGCCCTTGTAATAACGTTTTAATTCATTAAGTCGTCGCAGTTGTTGACTTCTAAAAGTGCTGATGTAATCTTGCACATAATTCATCAATAGTGTTGGATTATCCCCAATATCAGCAAACGTATCTGGAGACATCATAAACACATCATTAGCGTTTGGGCTGTAGCGACTTCCGGACAAGAAGGCTACGTTATTAAGTGTATTGTTCAATTGTTATCACCTCCCTAATCCTAGTTTCTTAAAGGCTTCCATTTTATCCTTGCTACTACGTTGTGATATCATAATTGGCTCTAATGCATACCTCAATGAATCAATAAAATGATTGTCTTTGTCAATCGGTTTTGGTAACCAATCACCATTGGTGTCTTTTCCAAAGGCATAAGAATTAAACTCATCAATTGCATGTGTCAGATCTGAGCGAATATGAATTTTAAAATCTTGCATGAAACTAATTCCATATAAGACTTCGTATTTCCTTGCTCGCTTGATTTTATTGATACCTTTTTCCCTTAGCTCATCAATCAACCTGTCTCCACCAGAAGCCCATTCAGCCGAAATAACACTATTTTGATAACGATGCTCAACAAGCCAGTTGAATATTTGTTGTGTCTTCATTCCTACTTGATACATCTCAGTAAATACATAGATATCCTTAGTCTTCATATTTACAGCTGCTTCACTAAAAGCTGTTGGATCATGTGAATACCCAAAATCAAGACCACGAACAACGTATGTAGCCTCTTTAAGTACCTTATCTAACTCAAAATCTTCAATAACAAAGTTATCAAACACAAGGCCCTCTGCAATACCCCAATCGCCAAACACAGCAACACGGGCACGTCTCGGGTTACGTTCAACCATTTCCATCAAACTATCAATGTACTCATTATCAAGAAACGGATTATCTTTGTATGTGGTTGTTAGAGATAAGGTGTTGTTCGATGGATTATCAAAGAACCTCTCTTTTAACCAATGACGTTCACTCCATGGATTGAATGTAATCACAATCTGATAGAACCCATTAGGATCGTCGATAATTCCACGCATTGATTCATCAATAGTTTGAAAAGATTCTTCAAGTTCTAACTGATACGCCTCTTCTACCCATAATCGCGAGAGGTTACCAACCTCAACTGATATTGATGTAATTGATAAAGGTTTATCAGCTCCACGAAATAGTATCTTTTGACCTGTTGGCTTATAGGTAATTTCAGGTAATGAACTATTGAACTTAAATAAATTGCCAACCCCCATCTTTGCGGCCACTTTCTGAAGTAAAGTAAAAGTTGATTGTCTGTTCGTATTAGCAAACCGTCTGACTACTAACCAATTTACATAAGGTAATGTAACAATATCAAAGATAACTTTACGAGCTACAGCCTCACTCTTGCCGCTACCACGAGAACCCTTATAAACAATATACTTACGTTTATCAATAAATAAAGGGGCATAAGCTCCGCTAACCATCTCAGGAAGATTCCAATTTATCTCAGTCATCATCATCCTCCTTAAATTGGGTAATATTTAGCGTTATGCTTTCAACCTCACCATCAAATACTTTGGCTTTGGCTTCTGCCATATCAGCATCAGCCTCTAATTTCCTAATTTGAGCGTTAAGCATACGATCATTATCAGGATAGCGTTTTAATATTTCTTTATATGCGCTCATACGGGTCTTTAAATCTGGTGGCTTCTTCACTGCCTCTGCGCCCATTGGGGTAGATACTACAACCGTCTCTAACTCTTCGCCCCTAGCAATACGAGTAATACCCTCTAAAGCTTCTGTGGCGGTCATAATACGCTCAGATTCAATTTTAAGCATGGCTGTTTCGATGTAATTTTTGATATTAGGTTTTATAAGGTTTTCTGCACCAATTGCTGCCGCAGTTTTATTGCTATACCCAGCCTTAATAGCTGCTTTAGTTGCATTGCCAAGCTTGATATACAAATCAGCAAACCGTTTTTGTTTTTCAGTTAATTTCATAACTACATCTCACCACCTCCCGTATACAAAAATAACCGCCTACTCATTTGTTTTGAGTTTGCGGTTTGTGAATACTGTCGTCTTTAAATTTAGTTGTGCTTTCAAGATGATTAATTATCTTGTCTTCATTAGCTCTGTAGTAGGGATGACTGCTCATTTCTTAACTGCCCCCAAGCCTTCTACATCTTTGCCTGACCAAATGCCAAGCTGATAAGCAATCTTGATAACATTAATTTGTCTGGCATCATATGGACCGCCTGAAATACCCAAGGTTGCTTTACTCCAGTCGTAGTTGTCTAAACTGTTAACTGGATTGGTAATGGTTGCCCGTCCCCAATATGTTAACTTACCTGGAGTTGCTTTTTTCCATGTACCAATCGTAATCATACCTCTAGCCATTTTTAAGATAATGCCTGTAATTGGGTAATCATCAATTGTGTTATTCCAACCAGTAGTAAAACCATAACCATAAATCGTACTACTTTCGTCACCTGGATGAGCTGGATAATCATCCAATGTCATGTAAGAACCATTATCAAATACGATGCGCCATGGGTTAGCTTCACGATCAATGAAACAATCCATTGGTCCGCTTTTTCGAATGATAATACCGTATTCGTTTAGTGGAATAGATAGTCCGTCTTTACCATTGTCACCTTTAGGTCCTTGAGCTCCAGTATCTCCCTTGTCACCTTTAGGTCCTTGCAATCCTTGAATGCCTGGCTCACCTTGTAAGCCTTTTTCGCCCTGTGGTCCTTGCAAACCAGGTTCACCAGGTAAACCTTGAGGCCCTGGGTCTCCTTTTGGTCCTTGTGGGCCCTGAGCACCTTCTTTAATCTCATCAGCCTTTTTATCCAAATAGTCTTTAAATGCTGTCAAAGTATCATCTAAATTGAGCTGCCCGGATAAGCCGTAAGCATTTTGCGTTACATCAAAGATTACAAAGCTTTCATCAGGGTACTTAGCAGTACGTCCATCATCACTAATTGTGAACTCTAAGTAATAACGGTCCGGCGTTAGTTTCTTTAATTCTTCACTGTTTAAATCTAATGTAACTTCGCCATTTGATAGCTGAACATTTGCATCAATTAAAAAGCCGCTAGCATTCTTAATAGAAACCACGGCTGTATCATCTGACGTATTCAATTGTTTACCGTTCTTAATAAGTTCAAAGATAA